CACCACGGAGAACTGCGAGAACCAACCGATAAGGCCCTTCCACAGCGATTTCAGTCCATCGATCAATGGGCTGAACTTTTTGCCCAGCCATTCCACGCCCCAGCCCATGGCAATCCACGCCGCGTTCCATGTGTCGCGCAGCTTATAGGTCGTCCCGTTCAAGCTAAAGGTGGCGTCGCGGAACTTGTAAATAGCCACGCCGAGGCCGACGAGGGCCGCCACTGCCAATGTGATCGGGCCACCGATCGCGGCGAGTGCTCCCCCGAAGACATAGGTCGCGGCGGCACCGATGCCCTCCTCCGCGGCCAACAGACCAACGAACGAGGTGGTGTATTTAATCCATGCGCCGAACGTAGCCAGGGCCGGGACCACTTTGCCCAACCCCAGGAAGCCGATAACTAGCTTCGACAATCCCGCTCCGACCTTATCCAGGCCGCCTCCCGCGAGGTCGGCGATGATGGGAATGGCGAACTTCGCGATTTGCAGGGCCGCTAATGATGCGAGTGCGGTCTTGAGCAAGTTGACATGGGTCGTCGCGAAGTCGATGGTTCGCACCATCCCGTTGATCGCCACTGTAACCTTCGCCCCGAATGCCTCCGCCAACTTCGCGATATCGAAGCGCGAACCAAGTTCCTGCAGCCGCTCACTAAGCGCCGTCAGTGCAGGCAGGACGGCAACGGTGAGTTGCATGCCGAAGCCCTCTTGCGCCGCGTGAAGCTTTACTAGAACTTCATGGTAGGCGCGCACCTTGGCCGGGACGTCGTTGCCGATGACGAGCCCATATTTCTGCGCCTCTTCCCGTATCTCCGCCTGATGCTTGCCGAGGTCGTTGAGCAGAGGGATCAGTTGCGCCCCCGCCTTGCCGAAGAGCGCCATCGCCAGCGCCGGTTTCCCAGCAGCGGTGCCCATCTGCGAGAACTTGACGGCGACGTCGGTGAAGATGTCCGATGAATCGCGGAGCTTGCCGTTAGAATCCTTGGTGGCAACGCCGAGTTTGTCGAAGACCCGCCCCAATTGCGCGTTGCCGTTCTGTGCCTTGAACGCGCTTTGGCTGATCTTTTCCAGACCCTTCGCCAAATCCTCCATCGGGGTATGGTTTAGCTTGGCGGCATAGGCGAGGACCGAGAACTTCTCCGCCGTAGTTCCTGCCGACTGCGCCAGGCGCGACATCGAACCGATGGTGGCAACGCTCGATTCGATCAGGGCCGCCGTGCCGGTGACCATAGCCGTAGCCATCGCCACGCCCGCCAACGCGACCTTCTCGAGCGAGCGCTTGATGTCGTTCGCCGTCTTCGCAGACAACGAACTCATCTTGTCCATCGACTGTGAAAAGGAGGCTGTATTAGCCTTCAAATCGATGGTCAGGACCCCGACGACGACGCTCATGCCGCCACCTGCTTCGTCTTGGGGAAGTTACGGAATGCCGCCATGATTTCCTCGCCGGTCATTGGAGGTGGTGGGGGTGGGGTTGGAAATGGATGCAGCATGAAGACTTCTGGGTTCAACGGTTTGCTGGGTGCGCAAAAAGAGAAGTTGGCTGTGGTCGCGGAGATGATGCCGACGAGCAGTTCTTCCCGTTGCATATGCTCAATCTGCCGCTTGCGCAAGGCGTGCAGCATGCGCGGCGTCATCTCCAGCCATTCCTCATCGGAGAGTTTGAGGTCCTGCCGTGCGATGGACCATGCCTCCAGCCAGGTGAGCGGCGGCCTTACTCGGCCGCCCCGGTAGGGCCCTCGCTCTCATCGTCCTCGTCATCCGGCATTGATGCAGCCCATGCCTTGAGCAGGCCTTCCTGAAGCAGAACGAGATTCTTCGGAGTGATGAGCTTTCCAACCTCTTCGAGAGTGTAAGGGGCACCCGCCCGCTGCAGGCAGACATAGAGCAAGGCGCGAACCAGCTTTGCTGACGGGCGTAGCAGGTTCGCTTCGCCGGTCAGCATATTCAAGCCGGTCAACTCCTCGCATTCGATGAGGGTATTGTGATCAACGAGCAGGGGCCACTTCTTCCCCTTGAGTTTTACTTCCACTTTTTCTACGAGCTTGTCTGCAATCTTGCGTGGTGCCATGGATTACCTCTTCGTTTGAATTGTTTTGGGGAGGGGGTTATGGCGCCAGGACTTAGACGACGGTCTCGGTGATCGTGCCGGTGAGTTCGATCGTCGCGCTGAACTCTTGCAGAACGCTCGGCTCCAATTGGCCAACGTCGTACTTCGAAAAGAATCCGTTGCCAGAGATCGTGTAGACCTGCGTACCGCTGTTGATGGGCGACGTGATCTTGAAGGGGAAAACGGTGCGCGCCTGCGACAGCGTGAGGATGTTGAGCTGCGTTGCATCGCCGATATGATTGCCGCTAATGTCGATGGTCCCCGGCAGAATCAATCCGGGCAGCTTTTCCTCGGTGGCGTTGGGGCTTTGTAGATGAGTCGCGTTGACGACCGGGACGGTCGCGAGGTTGGGCTTTACGCTCTTCAACTCGGCCATCTGGGTGTAGGCGACGGGACTGGCCGAGTTGCCAGTCTGAAAGGTTGCGAGATATCCAATAGTTGCTTTCGTTGCTGCCATGGGCTTGCTCCTTATGGGATTTATTGGTGCAAAATGAAAAACCCGCCGAAATTGGCGGGCTAAGACGTTGCGCTTTGTTGCACCTCAACTCGAATCGAAGCAGATCAGATACTCGAGAATGCGGATATAGTTGCGCGCATTATCATCGAAGAAGTCGATTGAGTTCGTTTTGAAACATCCGTGGACGACCGTCGCATCCGCATCTGTCAGGGTGCCGTGATATCCATTCAGAACGATGTTGATAGCCTTGGCGAGCCGTATGGCGTCTGCTCCGCTTGCTCCAAAGCATTTGAACTGAAAGCGCGTGGAACTCTGAGAAACTGGCCCTTGCAGCTCGTAATCAGTGGGGTCCGATACAACCTCATAGGTCCAACTCGGTAACGGGAAATCCTTGGGAAGCTGCGCGAGAAATCCACCTGCCGGCGCAATCGCGCTTACCGCGGTATTGCCCTGTACCAGAAGCACGAGTCCCTGTTCGATCATGATTTCAGCGAATCCACGCCCGCCCGCACTTCCTCGGTAAATGCATCAAGCGCCGCCTTATTCGCTTCATCGAAGCCCGGGCGCATGAATGGTTGCGTCGGTCCATGGAGACCATACTCGACGAGAAACCCGTAGACGCCAGGTGATTGCTTTCCATCCTCACTTTTGTACTCCGGCCCAATGATGGCGACGCCTGACTCTTCCTTCGGCGAGAGCTTCACTTTCTTTGCGATGGAATCACGCAACTCGCCGGGCCGTCTCTGTGGCGTGCCCTTTTTGAGCACAGGCGCCCTCTCCTTCGCCGCAGCGACAAACGCATCGGCCCCGGCATTCAACCCCTTGCGCATCGCCCTCTTGGCGAGCTTCGGCCCGGCCTGCGCCAGCGCATCCTCGACGCCCTTCAACCCCGCAACGTTCACCGTGATGTTCATTGATTCAGCCCCAGTCCGATGCAGTTCAGGATGAGAATGACATTGCGCTCACCGGGATTCTCCACCGCCTGGATGATGAAGCTTCCGTTCAGCGTCTGGAGGCGCATGTTCGGCAGAATGCCGGTTTGCCAACGAATCTTGACTGTCGAATACAACTGTGTCGTATCTTGTCCTGCCTTGAGCACATCAATGCCGCGCACCGGATCAATCTGGGCCCAGGTATCGATGAACGGCATCCATGCGGCGGCAGTGCCGGAGATGTCGGTGACGGTCGTTTGCTGCAAAATCCTCACCCGGTGAATCATCTTGCCGGGGTCGAGCATTGGCCATGACGACATTACCTTGCCCTCTGCTGCGCCCCATAAGACAGGCATGACGTTACCGTGTATGGATATTCTTGCGTAGCTCCCGCACCCTTTTCAAACGGAAGCCGGTTGTTGTACCAAGCCGAGATGAGCAAGAGCATGCCATTCTTGATGCGCGCGCCAGGGCCGCTCCAGAATGGGTCCGTGTTCGAATAGCCGCTGGTGAAGCGCAAGAGGATGGAAGACGAAGGCCAGGGTGTAAACGTCGGCCATGTGCCGTTGTAGGGCGGGGCGACGACGGCCGGCTGCTTCGCGACGTCGACGATATAGTCCGTGTTCTCAACCATTGCCTTGATGGCGCCGTTCGAATCCTTGTATTGCAGCAGGTCGACGGAGATTGTGGGGGTGCGCATCTCCAGCCGATAGGATGGCCAATAATCCATGCTCAAATCCCACTGCTTGCGGACGAGATCGCGATTTTGCAGAATCTCTGCCTGCTCGCGTGCGGCGGAGATAAACATGCCAATCTGGGAATCTTCGAACGAGTCTGCCGGCGAGCGCACCGGGATTTTCAGATAGTCCTTGACGAGGTTGGGGTCGAGCGGCTCGACGAAGGATTGCTGTGGCGACGTGTTGGTGAGGTTGAGGCTGCCGTAGGCGACCAGAGCGCCATATAATCCGAGATTCCCATACGTACCATATGGACCTACACCACCGAACGGATACCAGCTGCTCATAGTGGCTGCACCTCGAGTGGTCCTGCCCATCGGAAGGAGGAGTCTGCCGGGAACACGTCACCGACGACCATGTGACGGTACTGATCTTCAAGCGTGTTGTTCGGGTCGATCTTGTTGTACCAGTGATACTTCCGAACCCTGTCCTCTTGGTGCAGGTAGCCGTAATGCAGAAGCCGCACCGGCAAAGGCTTGATCTGGTCGAGTAATTGAGCAGGTGCCGACGAGCAATGGAAGTTGCCGCCGTTCGCAGTCCGCATGAACGTCAGGTTTCGAGCGGTCAATTTGAAGATCGACGGGCGACGGAACTCTTTATACCAGCGGTCCACTCGGATCTGGTCCTCTTTATCCCAGAGGTAGACGATATGCATCGAGCCGCAGACGATGCCGTCTGCGATGGCCTTTTGGAGCGCAGGAAGGTCTCGTGCATCAAGTTCCTCATCGCCATCCAGGCACATGACGTGATCTCCGATCTGCGCGCCCGCGGCCCATACTTGTTCGAGCAGCCAGTCTTTGTCCTGACCCTCGTGAATGAATCCGCGTGATGCGAACGGCGTCGGAAGAACAATCGCACCATGCGCCGCGGCCGCCTCGCGCGTGTCATCAGTGGAGTCGTCATCCATCACCAGGATCTGAGAGCACACAGGCTTGAGCGAGTCGATGACGCGGCCAATCCAGCGGCCTTCGTTCTTCACGCGGAGCATTCCGTAGGTCATTAGTTATGTATCCAGAGGTAACCGGGCGCTTTGGTATGGGTGGCGCCGGTTTTGATGAGAGCTTCAATGAGCCAGCCATCGGCCGGGCGATCCACCGCCGGGCCCGCGAAGCCTGTAAACTTTTCGCGCTTGACCAGAAATCCGCCCTTGTCGATCCAGCCGCACACCGGCTTCACATCCATCGGTGCGTAATGGATCCCATGCCCGTCATAGAGGCAATCGCAATAGATCAAATCTGCCGGAGCAGCTTTGAGCGTCGATTCGAGGAACCGCGGCACGTAGTAATTGTCATCAGACGGAAAGCACAGATATTCGCCATGCGCATGCTTGGCGCCCAGGTTCGCCGAGAAATAGCAGTCTGCCTGACCCGCCTCGATATAGCGGAACCGGCTGTCACCGATCGCAATCACGATCCTGAAGTTATCGAAGGCGCGGTCGCCGATTGCGTTGTCAGTGACTAGCACCTCGAAATCCTGAAACGTCTGGAGACGAAGGCTGCGCAGTAGCAAGTCGAGATGCGCGGGCCGGTCGAAGGCCGAGACGATGAAGGAGCACCTTAGAGCGCCCAATGTTCCGCTCCATACTTTTGCTTGAAGATGGCCGAGTTCTGTCTCAGGTCTGCGGGCTTGTGCGGATCCCCGCGAAACGTCGACCGCAGCGAACTATGATCGACAAAGCAGCCGTCATAGATGCCAATCTTTAGCCCAGCGCGACGAACGCGCAGGCAGTAGGAATCATCATCGAAACCGTATCCGACGAACTCCTCATCGAGCAGCCCGACGCGGTCAATTGTTCCACGTGGAATAAATACGCAGACGAAACATATCATGCGCGGATCTTCGCGCAGGCCGCTCCCTTGCGGCATCTGGTTTTTATTGCCAACGATGTTCGTCACCGCCGCGATGACGCCGTACTCGGGATGCTCTGCCGCCACTCTCTGCATCGCCGTGAAGCCTCCATGCGTCTGGAGGAGCGCATCGTCATTGAGCAGGATCACGTCGTTGTCCCCGGCACTCTCAATGCCAATATTGCAGTTGCGCGCATAGACGAAAGGCATCTCAACCTCGCGCACGCGATAGTAATGCGTCGGCGGTAGCCATTCGTTTCCGTTGCTGCGGTCCCAGACCACAATCGTGTCGACGCTCTCCTCGTGACGCGCGACGGCTTGAGCGCATGGCGTCAGATTCGAGAGTGTGCGGCTGGGGATGATGACGGAAAGGTCGTTCATAATGGTTTCCAGTTGTCCCCCATGCTGCGTGGGCTCGTGTTTCCGGGGTGAATCGTTGCATACATCAACTCGCCTGCATCGGCGCTGATGAGTTGCCGTGCGGCGCTTGCAGTCGCGACGAAGGCATTGTCTTCGCCGATATTCTTTGCATCAAATTGGTGCGCGCTCCACCACTCGCGCCGATAACAAAGCGAGGTGCCAAGCGCATAGTTCATTGTGCCTTCGTACTTCCACCACTTTGCGCCATCGGTGAACCGCATCGAATGGTATCCGCTGACGGCAAACTCGCCCATGCGGTCTATCTGATCGGCCAGCCTTCCCGGGGCGCTCCAATCATCGTCATCCCAGTGGCAGATGACCTCGCCGATTGCCTGAGAGCACCCGAAGTTGCGCTTCTCTCCGATGTTGCGCTGTTCGGCCAGGTGAATGATCCGGATTCGGTTATCGGCCGGAACGAGATCTCGAACGTCCTCCCCGTCGGCCAAAATCAGGAGTTCCGCCCGACGATAGGTTTGCTGCTGAAAGCACTGGATTGCCTTCGGCAACCACGTCCTCCTGTTTCGGGTTAGGCACAAGCACGTCACGAAACGGTTGCCGCGGGCCCACCTCGGGAGCTTCGGGCGTGATGACCTTTGTTTCATACTCCACGCGTGGCGGGGTGGCGTGGCGCACCATGCCGGACTTCAAAAGTTCGTTTGCCACTTCATCGCGCACGTCGAATTCCTGATCGGGGACCACGGTCCCGTACTCGCCGCGGAGTTGGCTGTTTGCGATTACTCTCATGCGCCCGCCGGGGTTCCCTTGGGGAAGGTCAGCGCGAATGCATGGTCAAAATCCCATACGGCTCCCTGCCATGTCGAATAGCTGCATCGGCAATCGTGATCCACTCCATAGGTGAGTAACCACGGATGCTGCCTGTTTTTGGTGCGACGGAGCGTTATCTTCTTCATTGGTAACCCCATGCAGGCTGGACCGCTATTAAAAAGAGAGGGCACCGCCGATTGCAGCGGTGCCCCGGAGGCAGCTAAGACAACTCTATGGGGAGGTGGTGAAGGAGCCCTGGACGAAGCTGTTCACGCGCTTTGTGACGAGCGCCAACCGCTTCTCAGCCCTGATTGCCACGAGGTTGCGAACAAAGTAATCGCTGTGCTCGGTCGATATCTCAATCTGCATTTCCATGCGATCGCGAATCTCAGCCGCCACCGGACTGCCACTTCCGACCAAGAACGTCCCCTGCGCGATCGATGTGGTCGGAACCACGTCGAGCCCGAAGATGTTCGGCCGAACGGCAATCTGCGGATCGCCCAGGATGTACCGCCCGAAGCCGTCCTTCGTCAAGCGGATATCCCACCAGTCATTCGTCGAGATGACCGCGAAGGTCGGCTCGATTTCCTTGGCCGCATTGATCTGCTTGATTGCGGTGGCAATCACATCGATCTTGTTCCACCCCTTTGCAGCGGAGGGAAGCAACGCAGTGCTGAAAGCGGACGCCTGGCTGAGCAGACCATGGAGATTCTCGCCCGTATTGTCGCCCGCGAGGAGCTGAAGTTCCTCTTCGAGGTTGACGTAGTACGGCATGGCGCTCTGAATGAAGCTCATCAGTTCGGTGAAATCATCCAGCACCTGGCGGGTAGCAGGAATCCAGGTCGCGAGCAGCCGAACCTTCTCGGACTGCGAAACGAACGACAGGCTGTTTTCCGGCTTGACGCTCGCTTCCGGTACTGGCGAAGCGATGGCCATCGGGTTCGAGACCTTGACGTAGTCAACGACCTGCATGGTGGTGGGCCGCTGGCTGAACAGGTCCCGAATCTTCAGAGCCTGCCGAGCTTCCGGCGTGATCCCGGGGATGCGATCGATCTGCAGCACGCCGCTGGTGGCCGCGCCGACTGGGTTCAGCGTATCGGTGCCGGCGGAGCCGGACGTGATATTGCTGATGATCGTTTTGCGCTCCATCAACTCTGCGACTTCATTGCCCTTGATCTGGATTACAGCCTTGCCGCTGCGATCCTTCAACAGCCGCTGGATGCTCTCGTTCTCGCGGAAGCTCTTGACGAGCGTCGGACCCTGACCCTGGTCAGCGATGTGCTTCTGAGCCAGCTTGACGTCAAGTGCGTCGACCTGCGTCTGCAGCTTGGTGAGTGATTCCTTCGTCTCCGTGAGCATAGTGCCATGGGCTTTCTGCTCATCGGAGGCCTTTTCGTGAAACTTCTTCTGCTCTGCCACTGCGGCAGACAGTTGCTCTTCAATAGTCATGTCGGTCACCTTTTTTCGGTATTGGATTTCCGGGTTACGTCGCATCCCGGTAAAGCGACCTCAGCTCACTGAGGACTTTTTCTGCTGCCGAGTGGTTGGTGACCGGCTCGGTTTTCGTTTCCTTCGCGGCTGTCGATTTCAAAGTGTCGTCGCCCGAATCATCCGCAGGATTTTCCGGGTCGTCGTCGGCTTCGTCATCGAATAGTGCGTTGAAAATGTCGTCTGCGCTCTTCACGTGTTCGTGAGCCTCTTTCATGCTCTTCAACGTGGCAGCGCTAAATTTCTTTCCTTCCTTGAGTTCCATCGGCGCGGTAAGGCCCTTGGCCTTGCGGCTGAGCGCGGCGCCGAAGCTCTTCTCTTCCATCCGCAGCTTGCCCATCAACTCCATATCGCCATACTCGGCGGAAAGCCAGTCCAGATATTGCGGGAGGTAGCCAAGGAAGGCCTCGGAGAACTGCTCGATGATCATTTGCGCTGCGGTGACCTTGTCATCCTTAGTTACGCCGCTTGCCCAGACAAGGCTCCCGAGCGCCTGGAATAGAGCGCAGCGCATCTGCCAGCCGGCGTCCTGTAACTGAACTTCCGCCAACTCCGTGTTGAAGTCGTCCTTTGTTTCGGACCCGCCCAGGCTCTTGATGGAGGTGACCATCGCGGCCTCATTCATCGGGAAAGTAACGATCGATCCTTCCCAAAGCCGTACTTCCTTGAGTTGGCGCACGCCGTTTTCAACCGAATCCTTGATGGTGTCGAAGCCGATGGAGAGGCCCTTGATCACCTTCGCCTTGAGCAGGATGTACGCCTTCTTTGCCTCCGGCAGATCCAGCAGCATCTGACCCTTGACGTTGAGCGCGGCGGGGGAATCAACCAGCGTGAGCGTTCCGATAGGCTCCTTGGGGTTGTGCTGCCAAAGAAGCGGAATCTCGGAACCACGCTCCTGAATGGTCTTCGTGAACGCGCCAGGCAGGATCAAATCTCCGCCGAGGTCGACGTTGTTGTAGACGGCAAGCTGCCCTTCGAAACTGCCGTCTTCTCCCAGCGACTTGACTTGGACAGAGAACCGCGGCTTCGCCGATTTGGCGTTGATGGTTGGCATATGTTCCTTTCGAAGTTGCGTTTACTCGCTGACGCGTACGAGCGATGCTGGCTGGCTTGTCGCGGGAGTTCCAGGAGTCGCTGTGACCGGTTGCTGATTTAGCTGGATGTGTTTGACGTCGCCGCCCTTATACGGGTTCATATCCTCAAGGTCGCGGACCTCATTCGGATCTACCACCGCGTTCTGCAGCATGATCGAATAGCCCTGCATGCGGGTCAGGAAGTCGCCGCGGAGAAGTTCGTTCGTGTTGTGTTTGAAGTAGTAGCCTTTGGCCTTCTCATCCGGCGTAAGCACACAGCGCCACATATCTTGTTCCCAGCGCGTGAACCATGGCTGCATCGTGACCTTGACGAACTCGAGCGCCAACTGCTCAATGTTGGAGAATGTGGCGCGGCTTAGATCGCCGACGAGATGCGGGGAGACGAGGAACCACCTGCAGATTTCGTGGATGTCGAAGAGCCTGGTCTCCAGCATCTGAGAATCGACTGCGCTGAGGCCGGTCTGCTGATAGGTCGCCCCCAAGCCGTCGAGGATGGGAACCTTGTGCGGCTCCGCATAGGTCTTTTCCCAGTCGGCGCGGAACTTGTCGAAGCTCGCATCGCTGTCAAACTTCTTATCGAACTTGAGCAGGTACGGTACGCGGCCGCCGCCGGCGTAGAAGCGCGCAACATTCCGCTCGACCGAGAGCGAGGTGCCGATGCTCTGCCGCGCCATCGTAATGACCGAGTAGCCACGGAGACCGTCCCACCCTAGCCCGCGGATGTGGAGGATGTCCTGAGCCTTGCCAGGCGTCACAGCATAAGTCGTCTCGTTGTTGCCCGCGACGCCGCCGAGCCCATGCTTGATGATGTAGACCAAGCGCCGCTGGCCGGTCTTCTCACGATCAACCCTTACCTGCCCGGGATCGATCGGATGTAGCTCTACAGCTTCTCCAGTTCCGCTCCGGCGGATGATTTGGGCATATCCGTTACCCTGCAACGCGCAATGGCTTGTCCGCGTCTCCTGAAAACTCATTGCCGACATTTCGGCATTCGGCGCATTGAGGAGTGCGTTATACATCGGCTTGTCGTCTGCAAGCCTCTTCGCTCCATTCTTCCGCTGGAGCATAACCAGTGGCGTTGCGCCTTGAGTCTCGCTGATCAGCCGGTTGCAAGCCCACACGACAGAATGGTTGAGCGCGGTCTCGAGCGAGACGGGTTCCCCCGACCACGCTGGCATTCCGCCCGACAGAAGCGTGTAAATCCCCGGGTAGCCATTGCGGGCGTACCAGCCGGCATTGACCGCATCGAACGAGATTCCGCCGGCCTTCTGCTCGTTGATCCCGAGCGAGAGGGTCTCGGCTCCTGCACCTGCCTTGATTGCCTTGTATGCTCCCTTGACCGCGTCGACGATGGCTGGAAACATTTAGTTGAGGCTCCGCAGCCCGGTGTAGGTCATGGTGTTCGATTCCGCCACAAGGGCCGGGCTGAGAAGGGTCACGGTTGCCGCCAATCCGTCGATGCGCTTCGACGACTTCAATCGTTCCGGTTTCGTGGGCTGACAGTTGTCCTTGCGGTCATACTGCAGTTGCATGCAGGCGGCGTTCCAGTTGAAGACCGGGTTGTTGCCGTGGCGAATCTTCTGGTCGAGGTAGGCCGCGAGGATGAACTTGGTCGGGTAGCTCAACTGCATGAAGTTCTGCTGCACTTCGATGGCGTTGATTCCCTCGTCATTTAGCTCCATGGCCTCAGTGCGGAAGTTGCAGCGATCGAAGGCCAGGTCTTGCAAATCAAACATTCTCTTGCCCCAGCGGATCTTGTCCTTTACCTCGCGCAGATCGATCGCGTTCCCGGGGGTCGCTATCACAAACCCGCGCTTGACCCAATCCGCAAACGGAAGCCGGCAGATGCGCTCGAGCTCCGGCACCCGTTCCTCTGGCACAAAGAAGAACGGCAGGAACGTCCATACGCCGTTGCCGCCAAAGGGTTCGAACCCAAACACCACGGCGGTGAAGTCTGTCGTCCATGAGGCGTCTACGCCCACATGACACTTCCGCTCTATCAACCCCCACTTGCGAATCAGCAACTCTACGTCATACTCGGGCCACTCGCGAAGGTCTACATCGCCGCCGCATAGCTGCCACTTCGCCATGTCGATGACCGGGTCTTGCTGGCTTGCGATAGGAATGTTGAGGTGATAGCGCAGATATTTCGACTTGTTTGCCGGCTGCGCGATCGCCTTGTCGCGCTCGACCACGATCGCCGCATCTTTCAAAAATCCGCCCAGATCCTCGTGACTCGGGTTGGCCGCGACGCGGGCCTCGCGCGACTTCCAGTATTCCGGGTCGGCGTTGATTTTCTTGGCGTCAGCTTCGTAAATAGCCGCGTAGAACTGTGGAGATTCGATTGCCCCGCTGAGGACTTTCTTTGCAAACTCGTATTCGCCGAACCAAAGGGGAGACTCATACTCTGCCCCGGCAGTAGTGATGGCGATGTCGAGCGGCTCATCGCGGCTAATCTGCCCCTTGGTCGTGACGTCGTACAGCGTCTCCGCCTTCGCGCCCCTCCAGCGGTGCATCTCATCCCGAAGATTCAGGCTTGGCCGGATCCCATCCTGTACATCGCCATCAGCGGAGAGTACCTGGTAGACCCCACCGCCATCGCGGCGGATGATTCGCTTGGAACTCTGTATGATTTTGAGCTTATGCCGAAGGACCGGGTGGGCGTTGACCAGCATCGCCGCCGCCTTGAAAACGATGCCGGCTTGTTCCTTCGCCGCCGCTGAGCCGTAAGCCTCAGGGTTGAGCTCGTCCTCCATGCAGATGTGGTAAAGCGGTAACCCAGCAGTGATGAACGACTTGCCGTTCTGCTTTCCTGTGGAGATGTAGGCGCGTCGATGTTGGCGCTTGCCGTCGGATGCCTGCACCTTTCCGAATAGGTTGCGCAACACTACTCGGTGCCAACCCATCAGCCTCAGGTTTAGGGGTGGATAGAGAACGCTCTCGTAAAATCCTATGACCCTGCATCCGCGGCACTGCGGTCCGCCCTTGGGCATCGACTTGCACCAGGTATCTTCCCCGCAATCCGCACAGGTGTCTCGGCGGTAATCAGCCACACGCCCTCGCCGTCAGTTCGGCCGGTTTTTGCACAAAGCCCACTCCAGGGGGTCGACCGGCTCGCTCGGTTTTCCGGGGGTTGGAGAAGTAGGCGTGAACCCGTCGCCCTCAACCCGTCCACGGCTCGACGCCGTCAATCCAAGTTCTGAGTCATACCGCTGCAGCGAAAGGCGATAGGCCCGGGCAATCCTTATCGATGGGTTCGCGACTTTGCTGTTTTTGTCGCCCTCAACGATGCAGCCCCGCAATTGAATATCTTTCTCTGACTCAAGCATTCGCTGGAAGCAAAGGCACCGATCGGCAA